ACATATTGCATGTCAGGTTCGAGGTCTGTGACCATCTGCGCGGCGAGGGAGAGATGCTCCGCTGTGAGGATGAGGGTGTCGGATTCCGCTGCTGCGAGGATCATCGCGAGTTTGTGGATATGGGTCTGTTTGCGTGCTAGATAACCCCCGAACCTTTCATCATCGAGGTGAAGGACTTTGCTGGTGGAGTGGGAGACATACCAGGCCTCGCCCCATTCGAGGGCAGATTTATCGAGTTTGTATTCTCCGGTCATCAGGGAGATTGTCGCGAGGTCATCAGTGAGTTTTTGCGCCATCACCCGGAAGTCCTCGGGGATGTGTCTCTGAGGGTATGCTACGAGTTTGGCCTTTTTATCTGCATAGACGAAAAGGCACCTGGAGGTAAACCCTCCCCCGATCATATATTCCGGGAAATTACCAGCAATCCAAGCAGGGGTAGTGCAAGCGATAAGATTGATCCAGGGATTTTCGACCACGTCGCAGCCACTGCCTTTAGTTGTTTTAGTGAACGCGCCCTGCTTCCCGTCCCAAAGGGACACCAGAAGATCAACCATCTGCGTGTCTCTAGGGTCCAGTAGATTGCCGAATTCGGATGACTCGATCGTGAGCGCCGACATTGCATGGAACTCTCCTCTGTATTCAAAGGTCATTGTGGATTCAGCGAAGGAAGTGACAAGAGCCTGCCAAGTGACTACATCTGGCCCGAATCTGATATCCGGGACTTTCTTGAGAAGGGACATTCCGATCGAGGCAGTTGTGGATTTAGACACGACTCCTGGTGGTGCGACGAGGACGATATAGAAATTAGGATACCATTGGAAATGACCCATATCAAGCCAGACTCGTCGACGTAGCGCCCCAGCGATAGTGGACACTGCAGTCCAAAAATGCATATGCCGAGGGGCTTCGCTGGCTTCAGAATAAAGTAGGAATTGTTTGATCCAGTTGTCATAATGCCTCCGCCGCGTCACGAGCAGTCCCCCCAGCTTATCGGTGATGTTTTCACCCCGACAGGGATGGTCAACGGGTCCGAGTATGGCAAAGGGATAGAGCAATGTCTAGTAATTCTTTCGAGACTCTGCTCTCGAAGATGTGAGGGGTATTGCCCAGCGAGGGAGTCGTGAACTTGAAGGAGAACTTTAATGTCTGGTTCGGAGAGATAGATATTTTTATAACCCCTGTTAATCAAGCACGCGACTGTGCTCTGCGGTATCCAAGCAATGACTTCATTGTCCAGGGTTCCTTCAATACGATCGAATACATAGAACCTGTATCCGAAGACATTTTGAACGTAGCCGACAGAGCGGATTTGAGATTTAACGCGCTCTTGCCAGTCTTTGATTTCAGGGAACTTGGAGAAATACCATTCCTGGATGCTAGAAACTTTTGAAGGCTCAAGGCCAATTCGGCCGGAGACTCCGTTGGCTGTGCCGAGGTAGTTAGTGGCATGGCAGAGGGCTTTGAACATAGGATAGGCAGGGTGGGATTTGTTGATACTGTCATCTTGGTAGTATTCCTTCGCAACTTCGATGTAGGGCTTTTTGCCTTCAGAGAACCATTTCTTCATCGCGGTGCAGTCAGACTCCCAGGTTACGATGCGGAGGTCAGCGCTGTCAAGGTCGATATCGAAGTAGTCGGTTCCAGGGTCGGTGATGAAGAGTTTGCGGATGTTTGGCAGATCGTGCTCTTCATCTCCGGAGGGGATGTTCTGGAGATTCATTCCGGTGTAGAAGGCGTTTTCTGATGAGGAGAATCGATAAGTTTCAGTTCCAGCAATGTTGAACGAACAACGCATACGCTGATCCGTGTCGACGGGCGCTTCCAGGAACGTTGATCTAAATACCCCGAGAGAGCGGAGGTGAGAGATAGCCTTGACCACTGGGAGAAGGAGGGGCTCTCGGGAACCAATCTTTTCCAGAGCCGTATCGTCACAAGTAGGATTGCCAGTTTTGCGATTGATAACAGGTTTCTGAGCCAGCTCACGGTAGAAGAAATCCTTCATCTGGAGAGGGGAGCGGATATTGAGAGGGTGTCCGACGACGTATTCGAGCCACTGGGTTTTCTCGGAGATTAGGGTGGAGAGTTCAGAGGAGAGGGTGGCTTTGGTAGAGTTGTCAGTGCGGAGCCCGTCGATCATGGACTGGAGGACGGGATGGAAGAGGGATTGCTGGAAGTCATGCACAGCGCGGAGTTCGGGCCAATCGCCGGAAGTGAAGGCGTCAATGGCGAGTTGCTGCTCTGTGTCGATTTCATAGGTGCGAACACAGTCGAGGCAATTGTAGTTCCAGAGCTGCCTCTCCCCGAGTTTGGGGTCCCAGTTCTTTGACTCATCCTTCCAATAGACATGATGCCCGCAGTAGAGGGAGGAGAGATAATCCAGCCCCTTCGGCATGTTGGAGAACATTGAGTGCTGGGCGATCATGGTATCGCGGTGGAAGTTTGGGATATAGTGAAGATGGCGGTAGAAATACTGCGCATCGTAGATGAAGTTCTGCCCAATAACTTGAGCGTTGGGGTGGGTGAGGAGGAGATATAGCTGGTGCATGAGGAAGGCTTCTTCCTCTTCGAGCCAATAGGAGGTGTCAGCGGTATTGAAAGATTGTTTTAAGAGAGGAATGCAGATCGCATCGAGGGTGGTCCAGGCGATGCCGATGCAGGCGATATGGCCCGCGCGCGTTTCAATATCTACGGAGAGTTTGGTGGGAGAAGCAGAGACTTGTTCCAATAACTCGCCCAGGATACTTGCGGCCTGTGTAAACGACGGCTGAATAGTGAAGTTGTAAGCGGGAGGCGCGGGCGGTTCTGCCATCTCGGCAAGCTTGATCGCTTTTCGTAAATCGTGAATGATGGTGTTCCGCTCTTTCCAGACCGCTTGGACATAAGACGGATGGTAGGTTGGGATGAGGTAGCATTCATGGCCAGACTCTGTAGTATACCTCAATAACGACGATCGCCAGGATTTAATCCCCATACGACCAGTAAGAGCAAACAGAGTAGCTGCCCCAAGCCCGAGTATGATCCGAGGCTTGACGAGTTCAATGTCTGCTTTAAGACTCTCCAGACCTCGGAGTAGAAGAGGATCGACCAGCTTATCATGCAGAGTAACATAATGCCCCGGAGCGTTCTTTTTAAGAGGGTGGATGAGGTTCTCAGCAACTTGTCCACGGAACTGCTCCTTGATGAGGGCGGTGGTGAAGCAGGCAAAGCGGATGCCTCCAGCGGCTTCGAACATTCGATCGAACTCCCGGTCCTGGAGGATGGTGTTGGACTGGAGATCGCGGTAGGAGACTTGATCTGTGACGATCATTAAGCGCGCGTTTGGCGGGCCGTAGGGCTGGATCATTGTAACTTCCCCCAAGGGATTTAGAGTGTCAGTGGTTTGTCCTCTAAGCTGTGGAGCACAGATAAAACCACTCTAGCGTCGTATAACCAGTTTTTCCAGGTAGTGTTTACTAAATATTCTAAATGCTCCTTACGGGCTTTTTCGGTATAGTTTCGGAGATATTTCCTGTTATAGTGGCCATAGGCGATTGCTTTAGCCACTAATTCCTCTTTTTCAGTCATGCTTGTCATACCATCACCGGCTCATCATCAAGAGCATTAAGCCGCTTGACACTGATCCCATAATATTCCGCGCTTATCTCCAATCCTGTAGCGTAGACTTTGCATTCATGCGCTGCAGGAAAGATAGTTCCACTACCTGCAAAAGCATCCAGTATGGAATCACCTGGTTTAACGGAACGCCGTAGGAGATTGACATAAAGTTCGACTGGCTTATTAGCACCATGGCCGAGATTTTCTTCGAGGCGGCATGGAATAACATCTGGGAAGATTCCTGTGACAGGCTTTTGGCCTTTGTTGGCGAAGAGGATGAGTTCGTAAGAGCGGCGCGGGCCGTGCTCGGGCAGGGGGACGCGCCCGGAGTTGAGTTTATACTGGATCAAAGGAGTGCGGAAGACATACCAGCCAGCGGCTTCCATCATATGCTTGAGTTCGTGGTAGTTGTCGAGATCGCAGAAGATATAAGCATGGGCTTGGGGTTTGGCAGCGCGGAAGATCTGGGTGCAGAAGGTCGCCATGAGTTTGCGCCACTGCGGGAGAGTGTCGGAGTAGCGATGGTCAGTGCCAGTCATCTTCCCCGCGCCGTCTCCGAATTTGTCTGCGGACATTCCGTAGGGAGGGTCAGTAAGGATGACGTCGAAGGAGTTTGCTGGGCAGGTGGCGAGCCATTCCGTGCAATCGGCATGGTGGAGGTGGTGGACTGAGGAATTGAAGTTCTCCCCGACGGTGGCTGCGAGGGCAGTGTTCTTTTTGCGTTCCTCTTCCCGGCGGAGGACTTTGAAGGCTTCCTGGACGGTCTTTGCCCCGGCGATGGCAGGGTTGGAAAGGTGTTCCGAGAGGAGGATTGCCTGGCGGCCGGCCCCATAGTCGGTTACATCAGCCTCGGCGAGAGTCGCGGCGATTGGCTGGGATTCCCCGATTGCGGTGGCTTGGGTCAGGCGAAGGCGGTGAAGGCGTCCGAGGGCTTCGGACTTTTCCTGCCATGTGAGGTCGCGCCGCTTGAGGTTTTCGTCTAGTTCGGCTTCCTCTGCTTCGAGCGGGGAAAGGTCGCCAAGGGTGACGCATGGGAGGATGTGAGGGGGGTAGGAGCGGCCATTGTGGCGGATAGGCTCCCCCATTGCCCATAGGTCTTGCATGGCCCTAAGGCGACGCTCCCCGGCCACTAGGCAAGGGCCTTCGGGAGTTTCCCGGATAACAACCGGGTGCAATAACCCAAGATTTAGAATGGAGTTCGCAAGGTCTACCAGTGCCTCAGGATCGAACTCCTGTCTCTGGCGGTTGGCGGGGATGAGGAGGTCTGAGAATGGGACGGAATTAGGCATTAGATCAACTCCTTTGGGCGGTTGGCGAGGAATACAGCTTTAGCAAATCCTCTTGGGGTTTCACTGCGGATTTGCTTAGTTTTGGCAGATTTCCCTCCAAGTTTAAGATGTTGAGTGGAGTAGCCTTTTGGGCAATAGACTGGCGCTTTCTCGGGAAAGATAAAACCTCCGCCAGTCCAGAGCCAAGTTTCCTTTGGATAAGCATCACGAGGAGCAATATACTCAGGCCATCGAGGGTGAACATCATCTTCTGGGAGATACCCTCCAAACTCCCAAGGGTTCCAGATGTAATCTGCTGGGCCGAAGTAATGAAGCAGCATTGATTTGGGATTCTCAAAAGCCCAAGGGCAGTCACAAGCATTTCCAAGCATAGGGACAATGAAGGCAAGTTCTGCCGCTTCAACTTGTGAGTAGGGATTCTCTCTGGCCTTTTTCTCAAAATGCGCTGCTCCGGAAACTGCCACATCAGTGCACGGGGGAAAGCCGAAGATAAAGCTAGGCTTAAGGGCTATGATAGACTGTTGCACTTCCGCACAACGGAGATCGTTTTTATGAAAGATCAGTTTTCCTTTGCCAACAATTTCCTCGCGCTCTTCCCCGAGAAGGTCGTAGCAGTGACACTCTGCTCCAGCCTCTGCCCAAGGGCGAAGCATGTTACCCGACTCGTCGAATAAAGAGACAGCTCTTAGCACTTCTTCCCCCCGGCTTTAGCCCTGTTTTCGAGTTTGTGATCGGCGCGCTGGCCGTTGTAGAGAATCTTCCGGGTGAAGCTTTTGCCAAGGTCTAATTGCAAATACCCCGCAAGGTCGAAAACTCTGATCAAAACATCGACAAGTTCAACTTCCAGCATTGGGCGATCTTCCAGATGCGTGTCGAAGAGGTCTTTGCGATAGCCTTCCGTGGCTTCTGCCACCTCTGTCACGATAAGCATCAGCATCTCCATGACATTGCGGTTGACTTTCCGGCCAGTTTTCGGATCGCGATACCAACCCGCTTTGACATTGGCGGCATAGATTTGCTCTGAGAGGTTATTGAGAAGAAGTTCTGAAAGATCGAGGGTAGATTTCGGCAGCATAGAAAAGCCTCCTAAAGAAAAGACCGGGGGAGGAATAAAGGCCAATCCTCCCCCGGTTAGGTTATCGCTGCTCCTTTAAGGAGTGGGAGTTGTGCCTAGCCAGCAGCAGCGATCTTCTTGATTTCCGGGAAGAGGTCTTCGCCAACGGGCCGATGACTGACAATGACCTTAGCCATACGTCCGGCGATCATGCTGAAGGCGAAGGGTTCCCCCTTGTTGTTCATCCCGAGGGCTTCCCGAATCCGGCCCAGGCCGATGTTCTTCCCCTTGCCCATGTCGAGCGCGCCGGTTTCAGTCAGATCAAGCATTTGATCCTGCTTGACCTTGACACTATCCCGGTCGAGGAGTTTCTTGACATTCTCGTCCTGGATATCCCAGATGATTTCGAGTTTCAAGCCTGAGGAAGAACCATCCTTCGAGGACCAGGTTTTCACCTCCACCTTATCGGCAAGTGCGAGATATTCACCGGCAGGGCAGGGGATCATCTTGGTATCAAGCTGACCTTCGAAGGTCTGGTTGAGGAAGGTTGCGGGATCGAATGAAGTAGTCATAGAGTTGGTGTCTTTCAGTTGAGTTGAGGTTGAAATGGGACAAAGAGGGAGGTATAACCCCGGTCCCAGCGGGAGTTATTTCGGAAGTTCATTGCGGGAAGCCCATTTTTCGATGATGGGTTTGAAGGTCGGGGGGTTGTCTGAGGCCAGGGGGAGGTTCCTGGTCTTAACATCTGCCATGGTGGAGGCAGTGTTCCAGGTCCATTTGTCACCGTTACGCTCTGTGAGGATAACGTCAGAGAACATGGCAGGGAACTTCGGCGCGAGGGCTTTGCCGAGGGTGCTGACCATTAGCTTTACCCCGCCGAGAACTGCATCTACCTCCCGCTCAACATGGGCGAGAAGGATGAAGTGACAGGGGCAGTTGTCGCATAGCATCCTGACAATCTTTTCGACTTGATCTTGCGCGATGCCCCAGTCGGATTGATTGCGGACAGCCTTTCCCCCGACGACGAGGGACATAGCGCACTGGCTTATCCCCGTCGCGCCGTCTATAACCAGCACACGGGTTTGGTCCCAGAGGTTGACTGGCCCATACTTCTCCCCGGTTCTGTCATCGGGGAAGTTGTTCAGCGCTTCGAGGAGCAAGACGAATTGGTTGTGTTTTGACTTATTCGGGTCAGACATCTTCGCCAGAGCATCAAGCCCAAGCATGTTGATATTCTTCGCGTTGAGGATCATCTGGGAAAAGTCTGCGGCAGGCGCGGCGACTTTATGCCAGTGGAGATTTGAGGGAATAGGAAGCCCGCGATCGGTCCAGTAGCCGGTAAGAGATTCCATACCGGATTCCAGAGCGAGGTAGAAGACTTCGAGCCCGAGGTCTACCAGCGTTCCGATAGAGTGAGTCTTCCCTGTGCCGGAAGGCCCCATGAGGAGGACATTGGCCCCTGGGAGGGTGAAAGGTGGTTTAAGTTCCATGACGTTTCCTTGGATGAGCTGGATGATCGAAGAAATTCAGTTCGACTTGAAGTTGATGGGTGAGGACGGCTTCGCTGACGGGCCAGCCGACTAAAGCCATGCATTCAAGAGAGACATTGAGGTTATAGTGATCCGGCGGGCAGGTGAAGCATAATCCTGGCTGGTAACGAAAGTGCGAGGTAGAGCCAAAGTCCCTGACAAGGTGCTCATAAACCTGCCCACACTTCGTGCAATAAAAGACAAGATTCTGCGTCGGAGCGCAAAGTCCCTCCGCCGCGAAGGACCAGTCAGCCATTGAGTTCAGAGTTCGCCAAGGCAATCTCCTCCTCCATTAAGGCGTTGTATTCCTCAATCGACTGCTCGACTTTGAGAAGTGGGTTCCAGACCCGGCGGTGGAAGTATTGATTAAGCCAGGGCTCGGGGTCGGCGGATTTGCAGACAGTTTGGAAGGCGCAACCGCCGTATTCGCTGCAAGCGTGGTCGAGATTCCAGTCCCAATAGCCATCCTTCCAGCATTGGATCATGCGTTCAAGGTCGCGGCAGGTTTGCTCAAGCCAGCGCTCGATTTCATGCGGCGCGCGGTAGGAGATGACTTGCTGAGTGTCATACTTCGTCTTAAGGATTGAAACTCCGCGGACGACTACTCCTGTCGGGTTGAGCCCGAACTCCCTTGCTGCCCAGCAATATCCGGTGAACTGGCTTCGGAGTTCCCACTGCTTTGCCCAAGACCCCCCGAGGGAACTGGTGGTTTTTTCGTCGTAGATATAGAGCCCTCCATAAGCCTCTGCAACCATGTCGCTTCGGCCTGTGTAGAGGAGAGGGTCTCCAGTGACTGGGTGATTGATCGGTAAAGGGCAAGCGAAGCTGAATTCAATTCCAGTCTTTCCGTTGGGGAACTTGATTGGGATGGCAGCGTCGTGTCCGAGTTGATAATTATCGAAGTAAAACTCAAGAGCGCCTGCAGTGCGTTCCAGTGATTTCGCGCTGTCGGGCGGGCATTCAAAATCACCATATTTGTGGATAAGAGCTGAAAGGCCTCTTGCAATGGATGACTCTGCGTCAAGTCCATCTTCATAAAAAGCCCGACGAGCCTGTTCAATTCCTTCTGCAAATGCGCCTCCTGCGACTAAGTGGACAGATTCGGTGGATGGTTTCCAGTGCTCCATGTATTGGAGATAGGCTTTTTGTGGGCAGGAGCGAAAGGCTCCGAGGGTTGTGGAGTCGATGGCTGCGGGGAAGTGTATCATGCGAAGAGACTCCGAGAAGCGTTCCAAGCTTTGAGAACGTCGCAGAGGTCCTGGAGTTCGTCAAAGGTGAGGTAGAGGGAGAGGCGTTCAGAGGAAGAGCCTTCGAGGTGGAGGCAGTGGAGAGTGGAGCCTTCCGGTGCAGATTCGATGACCATAGAGGCGGGTTTTTGGAAGATGGCTGTGAACATGGCAGGTGTCCTTGCTGGGGGTGATGGGGTTAAAGGCCGAGTTCGGAGAGAAGGTCGTCAGCGTTCGGCGCGGGAGCCTTGGTCCGGGTCTTGCCTTGGGGCATGGCGAGGCGCTCGGCGCGCAGGAAGGAAATTGCCTCTCGGGTTTCTTCCTGGGTCAGGGTGCCCTCTCGGGCCTTTTGGCGGAGTTCGGCAACTCGCTGGACGATGGAGTCATTGGGGATCATGGTCGGCAGTCCTTGAGAGATGGAAATTGGCGGGAATTAGGATGATGATATTCTCTCCAATTTCCCGCGTCAAATAGAAAAATCAAGCAATGTATAGTTCTTCCCTTCAGATATGAGACCAAGAACGTCTTTTTTTAATGTCCCAGATACTACGCTCGGAAACTCCATACCTTCTGGATAGCCACTTGAGAGTTTCGTTTGAAGCCCTTATTGCGTAAACGTCGTCGTCAGTTAAATGGGATTTCCTAGCGGCGGCCCCGAAAGAATGTCTGGATTTTCCGTTGAGGATTTTATCCTGCATGTTATCTTTTTGTGATCCCCAGCGAAGATGCTTGGGGTTACAGCATCCAGGGGAACAACCCGGTTGATGCAAGGCTTTATTGTTAGGAGCCTCTGGTTCAGGGAATCCTTCCAATTCTAGGATAAGTCTGGTGGGGATAATCGCTTTACGGTTTATGTTTATCCGGCCTCTGCCGTAAGTGTCAGTGGCTCCTAACCAAGGCCAGCATTCATTTTCACCCCTTTTTTGCACTTTATCCCAAAGTCTTTGCATACTAGCCTCCTGAAATATAAAGTTCGCGCCTCTGCCTCGTGCAGGCTACGTATAAGGCCCTAAAAGCTTCCGGCCTATTACGGTTAGCCATTAAATCCTCAAGATCGACGAATGTCAACTCATAACTTGAACCCTGAGAGCGGTGGGAGGTAATAGCATAGGAATGCCGGACTTCGTTGAAGGCTTCTTTGAGCTGCCAGAACTCCCGCCATTTGTATTTCTTGCCTGACTTCGCCTCCATTGAGAGCTCATTCAGGCGGTTGTTGAGGTGGAACTTTCCATCTGGAGTGAGAGTGCGAATGGTGACTTTTTTGTCGAGTTCATCAAGGCAGAGGAGGTTGAAGATTTCGAACTCTCTGAATTTTGGATGAGATCCGATGGTGCAGTCGAGGATTGTGGCTTCCTCGTCGGTTTTCATAAAGGTGTTATCATCGAGGTCTTTGAGATGCGCTGTCGCGACGATCTTATCCCCAGGGAGCCAGCTGTGGAGTTTGGCTTCCTGAAAGCCGAAGATGGCTTTGCGGATATATTGGTTGTAGAGATCGACTGTGACATTGCGCCAGGCGATTGCTTTGGCATCCCCGGATTTGAAGAGTTCGAGATTGGTGAGAATTGCTTCGAGCCAGTCGGCGCGGGAGAGGCGGAAGACTGGGGGATTGGTTTCAATCTTTATCTTTGGGAAGGGGTTGTCAACCTGCAGGCGGATGGCGGTGGCCAAGTCCAGCATGGAGTTGCCATACCTCATGACTGTCGTGAGTTCGGAATAGGGTTCGATCTTCCAGACAGGGGAGGAGATTTCCCCGACAGGGGGAAGCTGGGCAGGGTCCCCCATGAAGAGGAAGGGGACTTTCCAGTCCATGAAGGCATCTTCGATGGCAGACATTAGGAAGCGGTTCACCATTGAGGCTTCGTCAACGACGATGACGCGGAAGGCGGAGAGATCAACGGGCTCTTCGGGTTTGGTGAGTTCTTTGACCTCACCATTGGCCTGGAGGGAGAGCCCGAGAAGGGAGTAGATTGTTTTGCTGGAGGAGGCTTGGAGCCCCGCGCCATCGAGGTAGTTCCGGAGGACTTTCACTGCTTTGTTTGTCGGCGCGGTGAAGCAGATTTCCGAGGGCTTGAGAAGTCCTGACTTTGCGAGGAGGGTGATGGAGTAGGATTTACCTGTGCCCGCGTAGCCGCGAAGGCAGAAGAATGGCGCGCCGGAGTAGCCCGCGCGCCGAAGGACTGGATCGTCTTCAGTCCAGGAGTAACCAGATTTAAGCCAATCCTGCATTGAAGCCAACGCCGCGGATTGCTCTGGGGTAGGGGCAAACTCCGGGGCTTGGACAGGAAGGGGGAAGAGTTCAGTGGACATTGAGATTCCTTTCGGATAGAGGCTTTCGCCTGGAGGGTTAAGCGTAGTGGAAATTATGCCGGATTAGCTGGAAGGTGTCGGCTGCTTCGTGGTAGCCAGCGTCGTGCAGAGCGTCGATGAGAATGTCATCAGCGCGACAATGCGCTGCTTCGTGATCGTCAGTCGCAGCGGCGAGGAGAAGTTGATTCGCGTAGAACTGCGATCTTTTGGCTTTAGTTCGTCGGCGCATTGATCCGCCTTCCGAGTTTGTAGGTCTGAACCGGCGCGAAGGACTTGTTATTCGCTTCGCAGAGGTCGAGGGCTTCCTTCCGCGTGGCGCAGCGAGAGATGACAGTTCGGGTGATATAAGTCTTCCGCTTCCGCATGTAGCGTTCGGTGCGGACCACTGCAAAGGAAGTGGCTTTATAAGGCTCGACAGTAAGCCAGCCGGAAGAAGTCTGGCGCTGGGGCTCGACTACGAAGATTGGTCTGGTCATTGCCCCGCCCTCCGAGATAGCCAGTCGGTGAACAGCTTCGCCGCGAGTTCAGACATTGCCCCGAAGGGCACCCTACCTTCGAGTTCGGAGTAGAGTTCGAGCTGGACTTTGGCGAGGATGGACTCAGGGATTCGGAGGTGGAGAGATACCCCGCGATCGAGTTTTTTAGGCCTGGGCATTGATATCCTCCTGGTGGTAGTGCGGGGAAGGGGAAACGGGGCTGGAGATTGAGAGCGCATCCGCGCCGATTGGAAAGCCATGTTCGTGGCAGCAATCCGCGCAGATATGGGTGATGGAAGTAAGGACTGAGGTTTCCCGCGGAAGCCCTGGCTGCGGCGCGGTGGTGCGGACCCAGCGCTTGTTGGAGGGCTTTTTTGGCTGATGCTGCCGCTCGGCATAGTGGAGGAAAATCCGGTGGATTGACCCGCAGCCATCGCAGGATTGCTCGGAGAAGAAGGCTGTGAGGGAGGTGGAAGCCCAGAGTTCGGCGTCGATCAATGCCTGGGCTTCGAGGAAGTTGGCTTTGGCTTTCGCGCGGGTTGCGGCGTCGAGCCGCTGGTTATGGGCTTTCTTTCGCTCGCTGTCAATCGAGGATTTGAGTTTGGATTTGCGCTCAGCTGCAGCGATTTCAGCTTCAAGTTCAGCGAAGAAATCATCATTGGAAAGTTCAGACATTGGGGGTCCCCTTGCTCTAAGCCCGCAGGATTGCGGTAGTTTCTTGTAGCATAATCGGCGGTAATTTGCAATCCCTAATTTCCGCCAATTTGCAAAGAAAAACCCCGGATGGCTGTTACACCATCCGGGGCTCTTGCTGGTCAGCGGAGCAAGGGGGACACTGACCAGAAGGGGATTACTTCGACTTCCCGCTGGTGATCCCGAGTTCCCCGAGGAGGGATTCGGTGTCGACAGTGGATTTGGCCTTGGCAGCTTCCAGGCGCTCGATGATCGGGCGGAGTTTATCACTCCGACGAAGGGCGAGTTTTTCCGTCTGGGTCTTCGGTGCGAGGAAGTCGCGGATTTCCGCAACGCTCTTACCAGAGGCTTCGACCAGAGCCTGGATGAGGACGGAAGTGCCAGCGAACTCGCCAGCCTTGCGCGGGGCGGTCCAATCCCCGTTGTTCAGCCGCGCGATGAGGTCATCGACTGCGAGAACGGCATCAGCGATTTCGGTTTCACCGGCGATCGCATCTCCCAGCTTGGCTTCGACGCCGTGAGCGACAAAGCGGGAGAAGAGGGAAGCAGGCGGGGTGAAGGTGCGAGTCTCGCCGTTGATGAAGTCGAGGACTGTGGTGGTCGTGCCGTCTTCAGCGATGGTGGTGTTCTTGACGAGCTTCTGGCGCTTGCCGAAGTAGGCAACGCGCCCGTCGGTCAGGGTGACGGCAGTCTTTTCGTTGGAGGTGGTGGCAGTGTCATTCATGGTGAAAGTATCCTTTGATAGCAGGTGGGGAATCCTAACCCGCAAGAATGAATATCAAGGAAATGGAGCGCAGAGTCAAGTAGGATTTTCGGCTAGGCTAGAGGAGAGGGTTAGGAAGAGGGAAGGTTTTGCGGAGAGGAAAAGAGCATAGGAGGTATAATAAGGCTTGACGGTGATGCGATAGGTCAAAGCCGCTTCGCGGGCAATTGCCGCGCGAGCTGTCGGAGTTTCGCGCAAGCACCATCGGAAGCGGCGGAACTCAGCTGCTGCGGTCTTTGCCTTTGCCTTTGTCGGGTGAACCTCAAGCAGCAACGGAGAAGCCGTGGCGCTTTCATGGGCTTCCAGCCACTTTCTCGGGAAGGCTTCTGGTTTGGTATAGTGCCAGGGCATTAGTCTTCTCTGGTGTAGAATGGGGTGGAGGTGGGCTTGGCTGGCATGAGTTTCTGGAGGGACTCTTGCGCTGCGCGCTCTTCGGGGGAGAGAAGATCAAGTTCGCTGATCCCGAGGGCTTCGAGTTGAGGGGTTAGGTCAACGAGGGTCTGCCTCGGGTGGAAGGTTATGTGCCATTCCCCAGAGACTTCGTTGACTTTTGGCACAAGGGTCTGGGCCGCTTCGGAGAGGTCAGTGTCAAAGAGGGTTTCTTCTCGATAGGGCTGGATGACTTTGTAGAGAGTCCGCTTGATTGTCTGTGCAGTGGACTTCGAAGGGATTTTGAGGATAAAGGTTTCAGGGGAGAGGAGGGCCTTGCGCCAGATCGCGAGGCAGATTTTCTGTTCTTTGGAGAGG